CCCTTACGTAAAGGGGCATGCAAATATAATACAATTATGCCATACTACATAAAACGAAAACCTAAAAAGAAGAAAGAAAAACCCTTGCCGCTATTTGACAAGGCAGGTATCAAAGTAAAGAAGAAGCCGGATTTAGTAGCCAAACTCGACAAAGTTTTCAGCCGCTATATCCGGCTTCGTGATTGTATGCCGAACGGATATTTCCGCTGTATCTCATGCGGTCAGATAAAGCCGTACGAACAGGCAGATTGCGGACACTTCCATTCACGCCGCCACATGGCTACACGCTTTGACGAAGACAACGCCCATGCCGAGTGCCGGGCGTGCAACCGATTCAGTGCCGACCATCTGATACGCTACGAAGCGAACCTGAAGGCAAAAATCGGACAGCAGCGTTTCGACAAGCTGGCATGGAAAGCAGGACAGGCAAAGAAATGGACTGATATTGAGTTAATCGAACTCACAAAGTATTACAAGGCTTTGGGAGACAAACTGAGTAAGGAGAAAGGCTTATGAGTTATGTTTTACGAGATTACCAGCAAAAGGCCAGTGATGCGGCTGTCAGTTTCTTTGCCAACAAAGCAAAGAAGAACAATGCCATCATGGTATTGCCTACCGGAGCCGGAAAGAGTCTGGTAATATCCGACATCGCCAGCCGCCTCGAAGGGCACACGCTGGTATTCCAGCCCAGCAAAGAAATACTCGAACAGAACTATCTGAAGCTCTGCTCGTATGGGATTCTGGACTGTTCCATTTATTCTGCATCATTCGGGCGAAAGGAGATTTCAAGAATAACATTTGCCACTATCGGCAGCGTAGTCAACCATCCGGAACTTTTCCAGCATTTTCAGAATATCATCATCGACGAGTGCCATCTGGTCAACCCGAAAGACGGAATGTACAAGAGATTTCTTTCGATGCTGAAATGTAAAGTCCTTGGATTGACGGCCACTCCTTACCGTCTTTCATCAAGCAGGGATTTCGGCAGCATGTTAAAGTTCATCACACGCACACGCCCATGTGTGTTCTCTGAGGTGATTTATCAAGTACAGATTTCCACCCTTTTAGATATGGGTTATCTGTCAAAGCTGAACTATTATGAAATGAACCCTTTAGGATGGAACGAACTTAACCTGAAGGTGAACACAACCGGAGCCGACTACACGGACAAGTCTGTCGTAAAGGAGTATGAGCGTATCGACTTCTACGGGTTTCTGGTCAGCATTGTGCAAAGGCTTATGAATCCGAAAAGTGGGGTTAAGCGTAAAGGTATATTGGTGTTTACCCGTTTTCTGAAAGAAGCTGAACGCCTTACCTGGTCCATTCCCGGAACGGCTATCGTTTCGGGTGAGACGCCGAAGAAAGAGCGTGAGCGTATTCTTGAGGCGTTCAAGGCCGGAGAAATTCCGGTGGTGGCCAATGTCGGCGTACTAACAACTGGATTTGATTACCCAGAACTGGATACGATTGTCATGGCACGTCCTACTATGTCACTGGCCCTATGGTATCAGATAGTTGGCCGCGCCATTCGTCCGCATCCGAGCAAGGAGGCTGGATGGATTGTTGACCTTTGTGGAAACAAAAAGCGATTTGGCGAAGTAAAGGATTTACGCTTGGTAGATGGTGGAAACGGCAAGTGGGCCGTGTATTCTAACAACAGGCAGTTGACTAACGTAAGATTCTAAGATTATGGAAGGATATATAAAACTAAGCCGCAAGTTCTTCTCGAATGATATGTGGAATGAGGCCCGGACTTTTAGCAGTTGCGAAGCGTGGCTTGACCTGATTCAGTCAGCACGATTTGAGGCAACGCCCCGTATGGAGAGTATCGGAGGTCGAGAAGTCTCTTATACAAGAGGACAATATCCTGCATCCATAAGATTTTTATCAAAGCGTTGGCACTGGACTGAAAGACGGGTACGGACTTTTCTTGCCTTTCTGAAGAGAGAGAACATGATAACACTCTCTCAGGATCAGGGAATGAACATTATAACCCTTGTAAAATACAATGACTACAACGGAAATCCTACTGACACAGCAAGTGACACAAGCAACGACACAATGAGTGACACAAATATCATTCAGGAAATCAATGATTTACGTTCGCAAGTGACACAGCTAATGACACAAGTATCGACACAGCGAGTGACACAGCCCCAAAAGGAAGCCGAAAAGCGACACACGGGTGACACAAAGCAAATAAAGGAGAAGAATATTATTAAAGAAACTACTACTAACGTAGTAGCAAAGAAAGACGCGGCTAAAGCCGCTACTCTCTCACGAAAAGATTCTTTCTACCAGTTATTGGTTCCTTATGTCGGCCAGTATCCGAAGGAAATGATTCGTGCCTTCTTCGACTACTGGAGTGAGCTTAACAAGTCAGAAACCAAGATGCGATATGAACTGGAAAAGACTTGGGAGCTTTCCAAAAGACTGGCGACCTGGGCCAGTCGTGAGAAAATTCCTTCAAAAACCGATGTGGGCGTAGTCCTGAAAGACAATTCACCTGAAAAATACAAGAAAGGATGGTAAACATGGAACAGATAAATTTTCAACAGACAATCGCACGGCTCAAAGATACGGGCTTCTCCCCTATTCCGAATGTCGTACAGGTATCCGTTCCGGAGGCGAAGAGGGTTCTCTGGGCCGGCATCAGGTATTTCACTGGAAATAACGCCCAATGGCTGCCGGAGTACGAAGAGGTGGCAGGTTGGCTGGCCGGCAATGAAGGCCGCGGACTTCTGTGTTTCGGCAACTGCGGACGAGGAAAGACCCTTATCTGCGGAAAGATTCTTCCCCTACTCCTGAACCATTACTGCGGAAAGGTGGTAAGCTGCTACGATGCACAGCAGATGAACGCTGATTTGGACGCTGTGAAGCAAAAACACATCATCTACGTTGATGATATAGGGACAGAGAATTTAAGCGTTAAATACGGAGAAAAAAGGCTTGCTTTCGCTGAGCTGGCGGACGAGGCAGAGAAGAAGGGAAAACTTCTCATTCTTACTACCAACCTCACGATAGATGAGCTTAGAGAGAAATATGGAGAAAGAACCATCGACCGGCTGAGGGCTATAACGAAAACCGTCCTGTTCAGCGGTGAAAGCCTGAGAAAATGAAAATCACAATCTGCTGGGTAACTCGGGACTGGAATCTGATCAGGAGGCTGCGCGAGAAGTACCGTCTACCGCAATACATGAACGTAAACAGGCTTACCGAAGCGGAAGTAGACGAAGAGACCCTTGACAATCTCCGTAAGGGTGAGCCGAAGTATTTAATCATCAGAAAAGTAGAGAAATGACAAGACAAGAATCAGAAAGAAAGCTCAATGAGCTGAGACAGAAGTACATTTCCTTGATTTCATCCATGAACTTTGCCAAAGCACAGAAAATCAAGAACAAAATTGAATCCCTTGAAAGAGAACTGGAGCCACATTCCTTGGGAGAGCTTCTTCAGGGCTATACCCCAGAGTTCAAGGTAGAAATGCTTCGCAAGATGCACAAGCTGTTCATCTACTCCGATTTGCTTGAAGGGGCTGCACTGGAGTTCCAGTCTGAACTTGAATCAAACGGAATAGATGCCCAAGTGGTTTTTCAGGTTAAGCGTGTACTGAAAGAACTGAGAAGTATAGTACGGATACCTGATGAAGAGAATAACACCTCTTTGTCTGACAACTTTTCTAGTATGTGTGATGAAGCCGGACTGGTAGTAAGTAACATAATCAACAAATATCTTGCAAAATGATAACAGAAAATGACCCGATGATTCCACGCAAGGTGGATTTGGAGAAGAACCCTTCTGGAACCGAATTGAAAATCGCCCGGCAGCGGGAGATGGAGAAACATGGAAAGTATGTGGCTGTCCCCGGTGACAAGACTCAGACACGAATCTTCGTCCGCAACGGTGAGAACGTGGAAAAGAAGATAGCTGCTTACTTGGAGAGAATCAACAACCGACCTCAAAGATGGAACTAAAATAATACTATTATGTCAAGTTCAAATTTTGAAACAACAATCCAGGCGTATTTGGAGAATCGTGCAAAGACTGATTCTCTCTTTGCCGAAACCTACAGGAAAGCGAACAAGAGTATCGAGGAATGTATCAAGTATATCTACTCGAAAGCCAGAAAGCTGGCAAAGGGAGGAAACGCAGTCGGTGTCGATGAAGCAACCGTATACGGATGGGCAGTCCATTATTACGACGAGGATAACATCAAGGTGGACAAGGTGCAGGAACGTGTGGAAGTAGTGGCTCCGGCTTCTGAACCTGCGAAAGCAGAGCAACCAAAACCACAATTAAAGCCGCAGCCGAAACGCAAGAGAGGTGATGATAACAGTCTGCAACTTTCATTATTCGGAGAACTATGAGACCAAGGACAAAACGTGAAAGGCTGGTAGCTGAATTGAGCAGTAAGCTGCCAGAAATAACAGATGCCCAAATACGGTGGGGAAAGAAGCATTGTTTTCCGCATAATGCTTACCGCTGTAAGGATGAAATGTGGTGCAGTGAATGTGGAAAGATGTGGGTAGACACAACCGGACAGAAGGAAGGATACATACGGTGTCCTTACTGCGGTGAAAGGTTGGAAGTTAAAGTAAGCCGTAAGACCAAGGATAATGCAGTAAGCTATCTGACAGTCGTTACTACATCGGGAGATTTTCAGGTGCTCCGTCACTTCTACACAGCCAGGTATGCAAGGAAAGAACGTGACACACATTATTTCATCGATGAGGTATGCCAACAGTGGATAACTTCTGACAACAAAGAGATTGTTATCGCCAAAGCTATGAATATGGGGTGTAGAGGTTGGATTCATACTACAGACATGAGTCTCAAGCAGAGCGGAAATATATACTATCCACATTCATACGACATAGACGGCTATGTGTATCCGAAAGTAAATGTGCTGCCGATTCTTCGCAGAAATGGCCTTCGCACTTCGTTTCATGGTGTTACTCCAGCGGTGTTGATACGTGGCTTGTTAGGTGAAAATAAATATGCGGAAATGCTTATTAAGACACGTCAGTATGCTATGTTGGAGTTCTACATGTGTAGGGGTGGACTTTCTCATCCGTGGGTAGTGAATATCTGCAACCGTAACGGATATATCATCAAGGATGGTTCCATGTATGATGATTATCTTCGTTTGCTTGATTATTTCCACCTTGACACACATAACGCTCATTATGTATGCCCGAAGAACCTGAAAAAAGAGCATGACAAGCTGGTTGAGAAAAAGAGGAAGATAGAAGCGAAAATTCGGGCTGAACAGGAACGAAAGGAAAGGATTGAACGCATGTTCAGAATGAAACAGGATATTCTGTCATTCATCAAAAGAATCCAGCCGTTTCTGGGAATGGAAATCAAGGATGAAGGTATCGTTATCCGTCCGTTGGAAAGTGTTACACAGTTCTATCAGGAAGGAAAGGCAATGCACCATTGTGTATATCAAAATGAATATTACAGGCGTAAAGATTGCCTTATTCTCACAGCACAGAAGAATGGTAAACGCTTGGAAACAGTAGAAGTAAATTTGAAAACTTTCAAGATAATCCAAAGCCGTGCGGTTTGCAACGGTACCAGTGATTACCATGATAAGATTATCGAACTGGTAAACCGTAACATGGGATTAATAAGGAGGGCTGCATCATGAAGGTTTGTATCGAGTGTGGCCGGAACCTCCCGGAAAGAAAGTTCCGTGCCTATGAAACGAAATCCGGCACCCATTACACCAGCAGGTGCCGGTTATGTGAGAGCAGGCACACGTCTGAAAGAAGAAAGCAGGACAGACTTCATGGACGGCTGGCCAGATATACCAACGAGCAGCTGGTGGCCGAACTCCGGAAGCGTGGAGCATACATAATGTATGGGAAAGACTTTGATTGTGTAACAACGATTTGATATGGGAAAGCAGGAATGCGTGAGCGATTTTTATCAGTATGCAAAGGATTTGGCCAAAGCTGAAAGGGAACTGAAGATTGAGCAATGGGTTGAAGTAACTATTTACTACGGATATGCAGAAAAACAAGTAAGCTTATATCACTACAATCTTCCCCGTGAGATGTATTTCCGGTACCAATGGGTAATCAGATGGAGGATGGCGAAATTACAGTGCCAATACCCCAAACAGATTGTATCTACAAGCCTGTACTTCTATGACAAGCGTTCTGGAGAATCTATGGAGGTTAACGGCTGTCTTAGTAAACTTATATCCGCAAAAGCCAAGATAACGAAAGCAGAACGCAGGATGAATGAATACATAGAGTACAACCGCCAGAATAATCTGTTCTTTGACGAGAATACGGACGAGGAGCTGGTTAAGTTCCGCGAGAAACTTGAGCGAAAGAAACTCGAATGTGCAGAGTGTGAGAAACGGTTGGAATTATTAGTTGAAAGAAGGAGAAATAATCAATGAAAACGAAATTGTATTACCTGTTCCTGGCGGTCATGTGGTGGCTGCTGGGATAGGTGGAAAGAAAAATATGGGCTGTCTCTCACAAAACTGAAAAATTGACAGCCCATTTACAGTCACTTAGTTATGTAATCGAATGCTTTATTAATGCAATTTTCAATCAGTTTGTCATTCAATTGAAATGAATAACTAAAACCTCCATCTACTTCTACTATTTGAATTTTGTTAAGAACTTTCTCGTCGGATGTTTCATTATGACTGATATAGAATAGGTGATTTTTAAAGACAAATCTGTTTGTTATATCATTAACACACAAGAAGACATTAATACAATTTAATAAATCGAGTGCAGATAATTGCAGGATATAACTTATTATTTCATTATTCTGAGCTATTCCTAATAGCTTTAATATTGAAATTGTATAGGTTAATGGAGATTTTGTATTAAATTCAAGAATGTTTCCTTTGTATGTTTTTTCTTGAATATATAAATCAATTCCGTTTAAGATTGTATGTACGTCTCTTACTGATAATGAATCCAATTTGTCATTTATTTGTTTTGAAATATGTCTAATAGATTCTTTGTGGATGCAGCATTTTTCAAATATAACTTTATATAAATATTCACGTGCTATTTCATCTATCGAATAATAAAATGGCTGATGAGATGTAAATTTATTGATATAGCCTTTATAGTTAGCATCTTTTCCATAGAAATGGTGAAAAATGTTTTCAGTCGTATTATAGTCAAAAACTGTAATGATGTTGTCAAATCCGAATTTATTAGTGTTTTCGGAGTCTTTATATATGTGTTCATCAATATGTGCTCCAAGCACATTTAGAATACGGAATAGGTGCGCAGGGTCGATACGGTCTAGATCTTCTATGATTAGGACGGTTTTATAACCAGATGATTTGATGTATTTTAATGTTTCTATAATAAGTTCTGTGTAGCTATCATGTTCGTATAACCCTCCTTTTTGTGATGTAAACCAAGATTCGTATTTTTGGAATGTTGTTTGTTTTTCTTTGTATTTTTGGATAAATATTTCTCCTTTTTCAAGGATTTTTTTCAGAATTTTTCCTTCAGGCAAACTAGAAATTAAAAAACAAATTACTTCTTTAAGGTTTTCCCATGTAAATATAGATGTTGCAATGGCGTCAAAATCGACAGGATTTAGTTTTTCATCAATTGCCAATTGAAGAAGTATATCTCGCTTTATATATTCGAAAATATCTTGATTCTCGGCGACGGAATAATTGACAGGGTATAGAGTTATAAAGTAATACTTCTCTTTTTTATCGACTTTTTTCTTGTTCTCATCACTGTATTCTTTCTTGAACTCATTTAAAAAGAATGTTTTCCCATCTCCAAATTTGGCAGAAAAAATGGTACGTTCGTTAATATCAAGATGCTCTTTGAAAGCTTTAAGTTCGTTTTCTATTGGTATAGGTCCCATAATATTATATTTTTCTTCAAAGTTATATCAAATAAACGAGATAAAACAGTATATGCAGGCTGTTTTAGTTTGCTTGTAGAATATTACTGACAGCCCTGACATGCCTTGTCAGTGCTTTGTGGATACCCGGTAACTGCTTTGTGGCAGTTATCGGGTATTTTATTTTCAACAAATAAAAACCAAATTATTATGAACTTAAACAAATTAAGAGATAAGGCCTACCAGTGCGCAGTTGCCCACGGATGGCACGAAGAAAACCTGAGTAATGAACATTTCCTTTGTCTGGTCATATCCGAACTTATGGAAGCTGTGGAAGCAGACCGGAAAGGGAAACATGCGAAAGTTGCAATGTTCAAAGAATGGCAAGGGAATAGCGTCCCATTGACCGAAGAAACTAGGAAAAGGAGATTCATGGAAGACTTTGAGGCATTTATCAAAGGGACTGTCGAGGAAGAACTTTCCGATGCCTGCATCCGTCTGCTGGATTTGGCTGGATTGAGAGGAATAAGCCTGTCAAGTGTACCATTTCCTTTTCATCATAGAAAAGAGTATAAGGAGGAAAGGAGTAAATTGACATTCACAGAATGGGTCTATGATGTGATTCGCCCAATAGCAAGATACAATAAGGATAACTATCCGATAGGCTATCTGTTTATAGGTGTTTTGCAAGAACTTTTCTGTAAGGCTGAAATCATGGGATTTGATTTACTTTGGTTCATCGAGCAGAAGATGAAATACAATGAACTACGTCCATATAAGCATGGAGATAAAAGCTACTGACCATGAAGCACGTATTCTACGCCTTAATCATTCTGCAAGCCCTGTATGAGCTTGCGAAGCTGTTTAGATGTAAATCCCTGTACCGACATGTAAAAGTCTTTCAGAGGCTGGATAAGACATCAAAAAGATGGTATCTGATGGCGCATCCGTGGCTCCATGTTGCATTGTTCATGGATACCGTCGGGCTTTTGCTTTTGGGTATAGGATTGTTTTCAAGCCAGTGGGTATGTTTCCTCGTTGTCTTGGCCATGAGTTTCAGCCGGATTCAAAAATTGGGAGCATGGGCGATATTCCTGGATAGTCTGGTTACAATCATCATCTACACTTTCGCCATCCTGAACGCATACCACTTGGCATAAAAAAGGGAGCCAGCCCACACGATTAGAAGCCAACTCCCACACACGATTATGATGCAAATATACTAATTCATTCTAAAACTATCGTGCTATGACAAAAGAATTTTCATCAATCGTGGAGTTGAAATCAATACGTGAGCAAAAATCAAGATTATCGGAACGTGAGCAGGAACTATCCTCCCCTATCCTGACCGATTTTTCTCTCATTCCGGAGATTTATGACTGGTTCAAGGAGCTGTTGGCCGGGATGGACTGCCCGCCCAATCCTGAGAGCGTCACCCAGAGGAAGAAGTTCCTCTTTATCATCTTGTTCCTCTTCGCCCCCAGTGTGCTTGCCGGCGGGCGGCTGCCGAACGGCATCCGGGCAGAGATTTCCGGTGTGTTCCCGGATGTTTCCCCGTGTGTAATATCAAACAATATCGCTGATGTTACCTTTATCTACCAACAGTATAAGGATTTCCGGCAAGATATAGAGTATCTTTACAATCAGATATTGGAAAGGTTGAAGGTCAAAGGACTAATCAAGTAGTTGTGAATTGCTTTCTAAAAAAGCCGGAGCGTTATGCTTCCGGCTTTAGTTTTATTCCCCTTTCTCTATTTTGATTTCTATATAATAAAATTTCGAACCATAATGAGCAGTTCTGTGATAATTTTATTTGTAGATATAATTATACCTTAACTCGGATTCATCGTCCTTATAGCTATACGAAACAGATATTTTATTGATAGTTCCATCCTCATTATAAAAATAGTCGTAATATGTCTAGTCATCCAAAACGTAACTTTTTTATGATTTTCTTTGAATACGGCCCGATGAATCATACTTGTATTCGTACTTTTGCTCTATTGATTCTCTCCCAGTATCTCCGCTGATATAAGTTTCTTGTAGTAGATTCCCGTGTGTGTCGTACTCAAAAACATAGTTCCCGAACAAAGAACCGTCATCAAGCATTGTCTTTTCTATATAAACGTTATTCCCTTCGTATCTATATTCGCTTATATACCCAAAATCCCAAGCATCTTTTTCTACTGTTTTTATCAATCTTTTTTGACTATCATATTCGTATGTCCATTCTTCATTCAGGTCTCCATCGTCATCATACACCAGCATGCGTGACACGGAATCAATGTTGTTATATTCATATTTACGTTTTTTTTCAAACAAAGTAAACGTATATTCGTTCATTTCCACTACACGCTTTTTGTCGTCGTATTCATATTTGTAATTGCAATCGATTCTACCATCCAATAAAGCATTATAGTAATTGGTGGTTTTTTCTTGCAATGTTCCGTCTGGATTATAGATATACTGTTCGTATAGTTCTCCATATTCATTTATCTCTCCAAACTTCTTTTCATGTTCGTTTATTACAATTTCAGACAGAACTTTATTTCCATTATTCCCTCCGGGCTCTCCATCACCATCACTACTACACCCTACAAAAAATAAAGCCACTAGTATAGGCAGTATAAATAACATTTTCTTCATTTTACTTTGGTTTTATTGATTAAACATCCATTTCTAATAACTTCCTTAAATCCTCAAAAGAGTGAACTTCATATAGATTTCCTTTTACTTTAACGTAGCCGTTCACTTCGGAATCTTGAGAGTTCTCTGCAAACAAATCGACAATACTAACCCCTAGCGCTTTTGATATATCTCCCAATTTTCCGATGGTAGGATTGCCGGAAACAGCAGCATATAAAGCCTGGTAAGTTACTCCCATCTTCTTTGCTAAATCCTGCATGGTTATTCCCTGCTCCTTACAGATCTCTTGTACTCTAAGCATATTATTCAAATTATAGTTTGATGCAAATATAGGAACATTTTTCAAATCATAAGTAGATATATCAAAGAATAATATCAAAAAATAATTTGAAAAATTTCTTCTAAAAGTTTTGTTTATTCAAAATAAAGTTTGATATTTGCAATCAGAAAGTCAAAATATAATTTGAATAACAAATTAAATACATACAATTATGAAGACAACAAGTAGTGAATACATCAAAGAGATTAAGGCTCAAATCAGAGTTATCAATGAAGCACTCAAAAGAGTTCAAGAAGCTGAAAAGGTTCAAGAAACAACAGTTAATGCACGTGAGTATGAGAAAGCTAAGAATGAAGCTATAGATGCAAGTTTAGAAGTTATGGCAGCACTTGAGTTCGCTGTTACATCAGCGTCAAATATGGGTTGCAGTACAGGTGCATACGATATTAAAAAGCTTCACAAGGTAGTAGAAACAACTTTATAAACAACAAGCAGGGTAAAAGCCCTGCAAATACACACGATTATCAATTTAAACACACACGATTATGAAGACATTAAAAGAACAAGTAGAAGAAATCAAGAACATGAAAGGTTCTAAGTCAGCAAAGAAAGCAGCTTTCGTCAAGTTGGGTTTGAGAAAGTACGAAGTCGAGTTGCTTATGGCTGAACTGCCTAAACCTGTCAGAGAGACACACAAGTTCACTTTTGGGGTCGAGATTGAATGTCTGGTAGCTGCCAGCCTTATGAGAGAAAGCGCTACAAGAAACGAAATGCCTTTTCACTATGAAGGTTACAACCACGTTGACAATAATCACTACTATAAGTTCGTTACTGACTCTTCTATCAGGGGTGAAAACCCTATCGAATGTGTATCGCCAGTTCTCACAGGTAAGGCAGGTATGAAAAGTTTAGAGACTTGCTGTAAGGCTTTGAATGAAGCTGATGCACAAGTGAATATATCAACTGGCTTACACGTTCATATAGGGGCTGCAAATCTGTCTGACGAGGCTTATATCAACGTATTCAAGAACTATCAGAAGTTAGAGAGAGTGATTGATACTTTCATGGCACGATCAAGACGAGCAAACAACAGCCAGTGGTGCAGAACTCTTCAAGGCATGAGTTTTGAATATTGCATGACAAAGCATGATGTTCTAAACATTATGAACGGCAGCAGATATTTCAAGGTAAATGCCTGTTCTTACGCCCGCCATCAAACCATCGAGTTCAGACAGCATCAAGGGTCTACAGACTTCGAGAAAATCTCTAATTGGGTGAACTTCTGTGCCAAGCTCGTAGCGTGGTCAAAGAAGAACGTATTGAGTTCAGAGGTAACTTCAATCGACGAGATACCTTTCTTGACAGCGAAAGAAAAATCATTCTTCAAATCACGTGCAGAGGTTCTTGCATGAGCCTCACACGGATAAAATATAATTTATAAACTTAAAACTTACGATTATGAAGAAAATTGAAAAGATGTTGGTAAACGCAATACTTGACGCAATAGACAACAGCGAAGGCAAGTTTGTCGTAGACGCTGAAGACGACGTGCTGGTAGAGATTGAAGGCAGCTATAAGATTAATGGCAGTTATGAGCCTTACGGTGCTATGTTTCTAAACAAGAGATGGGTGACTGATAGCGCTAGCGTGAAGATAGAGAAAGTCACGGCTTACGATGGCGAATATGAAGTTGAAGCATATATAGATATAGAAGCTATTGAGGCAGAAGTAGAAAGAAACTTATAAACAAAAATATATGTGTTGTATAATATATAAACCAAAAGGTGTCCAGATGCCACGTCTGGACATCTTAAACAGAATACAAAGAATTAATCATCATGGCTATGGTTTTGTATCATCTAAGCATAGATACAAGACAATGGACTATCAGAAATTTCTGAATCATCTTTCTAAGGTCGGCACAAACGAAGAATGTATCATTCACATGAGGTGGGCAACGCATGGTTCTAAATGTAGAAAGAACTGCCACCCATTTGTCGAGAATGGCGTTTATTTTGCTCATAACGGCGTTTTGCCTATTCAGTCAGTAAATGACATGACAGACAGTGAAATCTTCTTTAGAGGGCAAGTTTACCCCTTTGTAATGAAATACGGGTATGAATCAAAGGTAACAGAATCCATGATGATGACTACCGCTGGCAGTTCTAAGTTTGCAATGATGTATAGAGGCAAAGTAAAGTTGTATGGTGATTATTCAAAGTTGAATGGTGTGTATTATTCTAATTTGAGATGGTTATGAGAAATATTTTTACTATTGCTTATTCAGAAGAAGAAGCAAATGAAATAGGACACTTCATAATGAGTAAAGGTTATGAAGGTGTGCAGAATGATAGCTATCGTTATTGTGATATAATGATAGATTGTAGTTTTAGAGAAAATAAAGAACACCACAAAGACCATATCTATGTAGGTGTAAATGGTTATCAAATGGTTGTAGCAAAGACCAAAAGAGGACTAAGACGCAACGGATTGAAATACATTGAGAAGAAAAGAAAATTCTATGAACTATTAAGTAGATATTAAGTATATGAATGAAAAAGAAATCTTACAAGAAATAATCGAGTAGCTGGGCAATGATACCAGCTACTTATCTACAAAAACAGACTATGCCAGAGGGTATAAAGACGGCATAGAACGTGCGAAAGAAATCGTTGAAAGCATCATCAATAAACACGACCCTAATTTATTAGCAAACAATTAGCAAATTGTTTCGTATGTGTCTAATCTTTGTTTAGAATTGTCTTCATAATTAGGTATCTTTGTATAGATACCATCGCGGGTTAGAGCAGTGGGCAGCTCGTCACTTTGACTTGGTGAAGGCCGGTGGTTCGAATCCATCACCCGCAACTAACATTTAAAAGTTACACGATTATGGAAATACTTACACTTATCATCAAACAGAAGTTCTTCGACGAAATCTTGTCGGGCAAGAAAACACAAGAATTCAGAGAAATCAGACCTACAACCCAGAAGAAATACTGCCAGCTTGACGCTGACGGGTATTGTGTCGAGAAAGACGGCGTTTTGCAGCCTAAGCGTTACGATGCCATCCAGTTCTTTGTAGGCTACAATAAAGACAGGGCAAGCGCACTGGTAGAAGTCAAAGACGCAAAGATAGAGCTGTTTGAAGATGAGAATCACAATCTTATCGAATACACCTATCAAGGTGAGATATACCTGGCCGCACAGGTCGTTTATGACCTTGGCAGAATTATTGAAAAGCATGTTTAACACTTTAAATTTTCGTTGAGTCAGAACAAACAGAAGCACATTTTCAACTGGCGGCTACCGTGGTGGCCGTAGAGGTTTGACTACAGAGAATGGTGGTCTCTCTCAGGGTGGCAGATTTATCACCCGAAGACAGCAGTATTATAACGTCCGCACAGGACTTGGCATGAGTGGCGGATAATGACACTGCAAGAAAGGACATACAGCCATATTGACCTCGTCAGACAGAAGACTGACGGGGTTTTACTGTTTCTATCGCTGGGTAAGGATTCTTTGGTATTGCTGGACATGATCTACCCGAAGTTTGATAGAATAGTCTGCGTGTTCATGTACTTTGTCAAAGGTTTAGAGCACATCGAAAGATGGATTGGATGGGTAAAAGCCAAATATCCGAGGATAGAGTTTGTTCAGGTGCCTCACTGGAACCTTACCTACATTCTTCGTGGTGGTTTGTATTGCGTGCCAAACCCGAAAGTGAAACTTTTAAAACTGGCCGATGTGGTGAAGGCCATGCAGCTCAGATACGGACTTTACTACACGTTCTTGGGCATGAAGAAGGCCGACGGCATGAACCGCCGCCTGATGCTGAAAGGCTATGAAGCAAACGGGTATGAGAACAACGGAATGTGCTATCCTCTGGCAGACTGGACGCAGAAAGACATCCTGTCCTACATGAAGCAGAACGGGCTGCCGGAGCCTGTCAGGTATTCGCTGAAGGCCAGTTCGGGTGTAGGCTTTAATCTGGATTGTATGCTATGGCTGGAGAAGAACTATCCGCAGGATTTACAGAGAATTTACAAGGTGTTCCCGATGGCTGAGAGAATCCTTTGGGAACATAAAAACAAACAAAATTAATAGGAGGAATGCAGAGTCAGAAGAAAAAGTTTAAATGATATTAATGCTCAAGCTGCAAGATTAAGAGCTCAGCTACAAGGAGCACAACGGTATGCAGATGGAAGTAATAGAGCTGCAAGAATTTCACAAGCAGCCGCACAAGCAAGAAGGGTTCGAGGAATGGGACTTCTTGGAGCAAGAGATTCATCAGGGAAATTGAGGGATAGAACGACTCGGATTGGTACAGGCCGATTCGCTAATGTAAACGGATGATATGGAACTGAGCAAATACATAAAGAGTGAATCGGTGGAACTTAACCGTTCCGCCATTCACTTTGCTGATTATAATCCTCGGAAGTTATCTGAGGAATCCCGTAAGACGTTGAAACGGGGTATCAAGAAGTTCGGGCTGGTTGGAGGTATCGTAGTCAACAAGCGGACTGGCCTTACTGTCGTGTCCGGCCACCAGCGCCTGACGGTTATGGATGAACTTCAGAAGTTCCCGGAAAACGACTACAGACTTCGTGTCGATGTGATTGATGTAGACGAAAAGCAGGAGAAAGAGTTGAATATCCTGATGAACAATCCAAACGCACAGGGTTCATGGGACTATGACGCTTTGGCCCGGATGGTTCCCGATATTGACTATCAGGATGCGGGACTGACGGCTGCCGATCTGAATATGATTGGCTGTGATTTCCTCCTACAGACAGAAGAAGAAAGTTCCATCGCGGAAGCTTTGGAGGATATGATGGCACCGGTAACCGAGCAGAAAGAAGCCGAGAAAGCCGCCAAGCAGATGGAAAGAGCCGAGAAGGTGGCCCACATGAAGGAAGTCAAGCAGCAGGTAAAGGATGCCGTTCAGAAGCAGGCACAGGATATGGATGCTTACTTGATGCTTTCCTTCGATACGTTTGAGGCCAAAGCGGCCTTTTGTGAGAGATTTGGTTACGACCCCTACTCCAAGTTTATCAAGGGAGAGGTATTCGATGAACAGATAGAAAGAATTGAATGAGAATCTAAAATATAGGAGGTATGCCGAGTTAAAAGGAAAACATATAGCCAGCTGTATCAACAGTCAAGACGAATAATGTACAACGCTGGAAGGCAATACGGGCTTGGTACAGACAGGCAAAGAAGTATAAGAGACAGAACGAGGTCTATAATGGAAAGATATGCAGCGAGAATAGACAGTTATTTCTCAAAGAGAGGAATTGATATCTATGGCAATAAGCCTGTTTCCCGCCGCGTTTATATGGGTAACAATAACGGATGATTTGGTTATGAAAAGTGAATCTCAAAAAAGCAAACATACTGGAAGAAAGCCAAAATTCGATTACAAGAGTGAGGAGTTTCTTTCTCAAGTGGAGACGTATGCAAAAAAGGGATTCACGGACAGAGAAATCGCTTTTGCGTTAGGCCTGGCTCCCCAAACGTTCTGTGAAAAGAAGAACGAGCACTCTGAATTATGCGAAGTATTAGCGCGCGGGCGTGCGACCATCACTGCAGCTGTACGTGCCAAGTTCCTTGCTATGGCTTTGGGCGGTATCAAGACCAAGAGTACTGTAGTCAGGAAGCTGAAAGACCTGGACGGAAACCTGACCGGCGAAGAAGAACTTCAGGTAAGTGAAAGCGAGCTGGCTCCAAATCTTCAGGCCATGTCTGTCTGGCTGTATCATCACGACGATGAATGGAGGAAGATTGAACGCCGTCAGGACGAAGATGCAGATATTCCAAAGGATATTGACCACGGAATTTCTATTGACTCATGGATTAAAGACAAACTGAAATGATTGTACCCCAAGCGATATATCATCCGTTATACACCGATAGCGAGAAGTTTATCATTCTCATTACCGGTGGCCGTGGCTCGGGGAAGTCTTTCAACGCTTCTACCTTCATAGAGCGGCTGACGTTCGAGATGACTCCCACAGAGAAGATAGTCCACCAGATTCTTTATACCCGTTACACGATGGTATCTGCCGGGATGTCTATCATTCCAGAGATGATGGAAAAGATAGATTTGGATGGAACAACGAAGTATTTCAAGACCACCAAAACCGATATTGTAAACCGGATGACCGGCAGTCGCATCATGTTCCGCGGTATCAAAACGTCATCAGGAAATCAGACAGCCAAACTGAAATCAATACAGGGTATCACCACCTTTGTTTGTGACGAAGCAGAGGAATGGACCAGTGAGGAAGAGTTTGACAAGATTATGCTCTCCATCCGTAAGAAGGGAATTCAGAACCGGATTATCATTATCATGAATCCCTGTGACTCCAATCACTTCATCTACAAGAAATATATCGAGAATACCCATCGGCTGGTGGAGATTGACGGCGTACCGGTTCAAATCTCAACTCATCCCAATGTACTTCATATCCATACGACTTACTTCGACAATATCGAGAATCTTTCTCCTGAGTTTCTGAATGAAGTCAAGGAAATGAAGGAGAAGAATCCGGAGAAGTACGCCCATGTGGTTATCGGCCGATGGGCAGACGTGGCCGAAGGTGCCGTATTCAAGAAATGGGGCATCGTCGATGAGTTCCCCATGTGGTGCAAGAAGGTGGCTATCGGGCTGGATTTCGGTTACACCAATGACCCTACAGCAGCTATCCGATGTGGAATCATAGACAATGCACTGTATCTGGATGAATTGGATTATAGAACCGGACTTCTTTCGGGAGACATCATAAAAGTCTTGCGGCCTTGGAATTTGAGAGTGATTGCCGACAGTGCGGACCCGCGACTCATTCAGGAAATACACAACGGAGGTATCAAGATTTATCCAGTAGAGAAAGGGCAAGGTTCTGTCAATGCCGGTATTGACAAGATGCAGGGAATGGAAATATTCATTACCAAGCGTTCTTATAACCTGCAAAGGGAGTTCAGAAATTATGTCTGGGCAAAGGATAAGGATGGAAACTACATCAACGAGCCGGAAGACCACGATAACCACGGTATAGATGCTGCACGCTACTATGTGCTGGGAGAACTTCTGGGAAGGATTATGAAACCGAAAGATGTTTCAGGAATATTTGGACATTAAACTTTGAAATATGACTTTAGAAGAAATTTTAGCTATGCCGGAAGTAGAGAGAAAAATCTACTATCTGAAGAAGGGACGAAAGACCGAGCAACCAAACGCTCATGCTCTTTACAACGACTGGAATCCGAACAAGCACGAGATAGTGATAGATGAAGAGAAATACCCGAAAATCAAAATCACTACCCAGCCTGAGAAACGGATTACAGACCCGACAACCGGGAAAGAATATATTGAGCCGGCGGTCAGGAAAGAAGTTGACCCAAACAGGATTGCGCTTCCTATCGAACAGGACATCGTGAACATTCAGACTGCCTTCACCGTGGGAACAGAACCGGTCCTTGATTGCCAGCCGGATGAATCGGAAGAAAGCCTTCTTTCCACATTGAAGCAGGTGTTCAAGAAAAACAAGCTGAAATATCAGAACAAAAAGGTGGTCCGGGCATGGCTGGCCGAGCAGGAAGTGGCCGAATACTGGTATGTGGTTAGGGATGATGGTTTCTGGGCCAAGCTCAAGCGTAAGATTTCAGGAATCTTCGGCAAGTCAAAGCCTGAATACCGTTTGAAGAGTGCCATCTGGTCCCCGTTTCGTGGCGACAAGCTCTACCCTTTCTTCAATGACCAAGGGGATTTGGTTGCCCTGTCCCGTGAATACAAGAAAAAAGACCTAGATGACGTGGAGATTACCTGCTTTATGACCATTACCAAGGACATGGTTTACCAGTGGGAGCTGACGAGCAGCTGGTCAGACAAAGGTTCTTTCGCACACGGGTTCAAGAAGATGCCGGTGATTTATATGTACCGTCCGGAAGCATACTGTGAAAAGATAAAGAGTCTCCGCGTAAGACTGGAGAAACTTCTATCAAGTTATGCGGACTGTATCGACTATCACTTCTTCCCTATCCTCATGCTTTTTGGTAACGTGGAGAATTTCTCCGGTGAGTTCAAGAACCGGGTGGTCGAGCTAACCGGGCAGGGAGCAAATGCCCAGTACCTTACCTGGTCTCAGGTGCCTGACACCGTAAAATTCGAGGTGGAAACTTTGCTGAGCCAGATATACGGACTGACCAATACACCCAGAATCTCTTTCGACTCATTGAAGGGTACTGGCAATGCTGTCTCCGGCGTGAGTTTTGACTATGTTTTCATGTCTACCCACCTGAATGTGGAGAACCTTAACGAAACGGTCGGCGAGTTCATGCAACGGCGTGTGAACTTCCTTGTCTCTGCGTTGGGTTCCGTGAATACTACTCTTGAAGCAGCCTCCGAGACCATCGACGTGGATGTGCAGATGCAGCCATATAAGCTGGAGGACCTAAAAGACAAGATAGACACAGCTATCAAGGCAAAGGACGGAGAAATATGGTCACAGAAACGAGCCATCACCTTTGTAGGGAACGTGGATGCTGTTATGGACGAGATTGAAGCCATCAAGGAAGAACAGGCAGAGAAGCAGAAGAACGACATTGAGAAACAGAAACAGCTTTCCGCTCTCAAAAGTTCAAGTAGCAAATCTGAAGAATAGAACAATTCAGTTAGAAAAATTACGGGGTTTATACAAATGATACAGATAAAAATCTAAAATATTGACTAATTGAGTAGCGGTATCTTTCGAGGTGCCGCTATTTTCTTTTTCCCTTAAAAACGAACATTTCTCTAATTGTTTCGTATCGTTAGCCTTAAAATTTCCCCTTCCTTTTCTCTATAAGTAAATTTACCGTATGAAATTATTAATCAAACTCATACGGTATGACAATCTTTGAACAAATCTTGGCAGGACTGCAACAGAAATTCGCTGGGGTGGACACTGCCACACTCACCCGTATCGCCACAAAGAAGGCAGAGGGTGTAACGGACGAAACGAAGGTGACCTCCATCGTTGAGGGTATCTCATTTCAGGACGTGATGCAAAACTATGGTGATTTCCGTGCAGGACAAGCTCAGACTTCCGCTGTTTCAAACTACGAGAAGAAGCATGGACTGAAAGACGGGAGACCAATCGAGAATCCGAAACCAGAACCACCGAAACCAAACGACCCTCCTAAGCCGCAGGAAACGGACATCGCAAAGATGATTGCCGATGGCATTGCCGCTGGAATCAAGCCGTTTGCCGACAAGCTGGCCAAAATGGAGGAAAATGAAGCGCAGGCGCAGCGCAATTCTCAAATCTCGGCAGTGGCTAAGAAGTACGGTATTCCCGAATTTATGCTGAAAGACCGTAATATTCCTGAGAACACGGACTTGGATACCTATTTCAAGGACATGAAGCAGGATATGTCAAACAGCGGTTTTCAGTTTTCAAAAGCTCCTGAGACTGCCGAACAGAAGCAGGAGAAAGAAGCGAGTGAGTTCGCCAAAATGATTGAGGCGGACACAAAATCTATTGTCGAACAACAAAACAAGTAATTTATGTCAGCAGGATTTAAGTACAACATCACTCCCGAACCTTCCATTGAGGAAAGGTATGATGTCGAGACCGGAAGACGTAGACGTGGCCCGTACAAGCTCGACACGACCAATCTTCCGGTTGGGGAGCATCTGCCCGTATTCACGCCCATTGCTGCCGACCTTGTGAAAAAGACAGCACAGGTGGCTATTCGCGTGGAGGTGGCAGAGAAATACGAATCAGGCACAACCCTGAAAGTGAAGAAACGCTCGTTGGCGTATGCCGGGATGAATATTGGAGACGGTGCGCATGGTGCAGTCGTCAATTCCATCAACAAGCAGAACGCCGATTATGACGAACTGACTTTGAGCGCAGCAATCGGAGGGACATTGGAAGTCGGAGCGGTGCTCTATGAAGCAACAGATGTAAGTGGAACAACCCCAAAAGTGATTGCTAACTCCGCCTTGTACGACCGTACCAAGATTGAAGAAGGTATTGTGTTGGTAACACTTCTGATGAGAGCATTTGAGATTGAGCCGACTAAGTTGGTGATGCCTTTCTCGGACATCGACAAGGCAAATATGCCACACTTCCAGTTCAACGCTCCCGATGTAAAGCAAACTTCAAAAGGAACGGTTTACACTGACGCTACGCAATCTGCAAGCGGATTGATGAGCGCAGCGGACAAGAAGAAACTGGACGGTATCGCAGCCAACGCCAATAAGTACACACTTCCTGTAGCTTCATCTTCTGCATTGGGTGGAATCCAGCTTGGATTTGCTCAAACCGGGAAGAAATATCCGGTTGCGGTTGAAGGCAATAAGGCTTATGTGGAAGTTCCTTGGACAGACAACAACACGACGTACAATGCTGCAAGTGCAAGTACGTTAGGGCTGGTTAAACAAGGTGCAGCCGTGGCAGATGCTGGCCCGGATGATATTCAAGCTAAATTAAATGCCCTGTTAGCTTCATTGAGAACTGCCGGGGTAATTGCCAAATCTTAAAGTCAGGAGGACAAGATTATGATGTTGACTATTCATACACTTTTCAATGACCCGAACATCGTGAACGCGGTCATTCAGCGCGTCCTTCAGACCCGTAAGGATGCTATCTATTGGCAGCAGTATCTCGACTTCCGCCGTACAACTACCCGTGTATTCAAAGATTACATCGGTACGGTAACAGGCGTGATGGCCGGTTCTATCAACTCACGCTATGGTGCTAAGCCTATCCGTGAGCGTAGGGAAATCGGTTCGGGGTATGGTGAAATCGCCTACTTGGGCGACCGCTACCAAATCTCCATTGACCGCCTTAGCGACTTGCAGGACTTGGTGGACAAGTACAACGCCGCCAAGACAGCCGACCAGGTGCAGGCTATGCGTGACATCGTGGACTTCATCTATGACGATTACCGCCAGGTACTTCTTGCCGCCCACAAGCGCATGGACATCGTGGTAGGCTCGTTGCTGATGACCGGAAAAGCTACGGTGAAGAACAAGGACGACAATGCCGCCGGAGTGGACTTGCTGAATATCGAACTCCCGTTCAAGGTCATCACTCCGACTTCTGGTGACAAGACGAACTTCATTACCTACCTGCAACAGCAAATCAATGCGCTGGCTCCGGACTACGGCGTGTTCCCGAAGATGATTATGTCCCGTGGCACATTCATTAAGAACATCATCGGCTCGGCAGAGTTCGGCGACAAGTTCAAGATGCAGCTTTCCGGCAATGAGATGTACCTCTCCACCGGATTGATTACATCGCAACTTGCTTCGCAGGTGTTCACCGGCATCGGGCTTCCGGCCATCGAAATCAAAGAAGATTACGTGAAAGACCAGACGGGAAAGAACGTGCAAATCTATGCTGATGACCGTATTACCCTCTTGCCGCAAGACCGTATTGGCTACATGCGTTGGCACACTCCGTATGAAGCTACCGACCCGACGCCTGGGCGCAACTACTCCGGTGCCGACGGAGGTATGCTGATTTGCGGCTACAAGGATGACAACGGACGCTATCTGGAGTATACCGCCGAGTGGATTCCGCAGATAACGAACCCGAACCTGATTGTGAACTTCGACCTTTCGACGATGAACACATGACGGTAGCGGACTACATACGGGGCAAGTTTCAGACCTTCGGCATCACGGTGTCGGAGGCTGACCTTCTCGAACTTTCTTTGTCATCGGGGATAAGCGGAGAGGATGAGATGGGCCCGTCAAACATCGGACTTGTGTCGGTGGCTATGGCGAAGTTCATCCCCTCTCTATTACTCCGTGCCACTTCCATCAGTGAGAACGGTTTCTCTATGTCCTGGAATACTCAGGGATTGAAGGAATACTACTCATTCTTGTGTAAGAAGTACGGTCTTGAAGACACTCTGTCAAATAAACCTAAAGTCAGATTCCTATGATATTCGCTCCTCATACATTACAGGTTAAAGTCATCACTCCGATGGAAACAGACGAGTTCGGCCGTCCCATTCCCGGAACCGGTGGAGAAAGCTGGCAGGAAGTATGTCGGTGCCGGTGTGACGATAACTCCACCAAGGAGTTTACCTCGGAGAACGGTGAGGTGTACCGGCCGAACTATCACGTAGTCTGTGAGAAGAAAATCTCACTGAAGGCTGGTGATGAAGTCAGGTGTATGGACGGTGAGAATATTAGGGGAACTGGCCAGGTTTACATGGTAAAGAATACGAATTATTTTGGTTACTCAGATATATGGATGTAAAGTTTGATTTTTCGGACGTGGATAGCTTTTTCGACCAAGGTTATGCCGAGGTGAAAGCCGTTGAAGAGAAGGTAGGCAAAGAGGCTGTCGATTATGCAGTGGAGCATGGCAGTTATCAGAACCGGACCGGAACGCTCCGTAAGTCAAACAAGTATTCAGTTCAGGATGACGGCTTGGAGTTGAGGAATGAAGCCGAATACGCATCTTTCGTAGAATCCAAAGGATACGAAGTCCTGACTGGTGCAGCCCTATATGCTGAGAAACGATTGAAGGAGGAAATAAAATGATAGTAACTACCGACATCGCGAACATACTTTACCGTGATTGTCAGACTTTCGGCATATCCATCGTCCCTCACGGAAAGAAGCTGACTGGTCTGATGAAGTCAGAAAGGATTGTCATTCACGCTAAAAAGCAGCAGCCAGAGACATACTGGAAGAAGTCTTTTGTTGAGGTGAACCTTTGCGTTCCAGACATGAAGGAAGGCGAAGCCAACACCATCCGGCTGAATGAGTTGGAAAAACAAGCTCAAGAACGGTTTGATGGCGTAACCGGACGCTATGACGGTACCACTTATCATTATTCCATCGACACAATCGGAACCGAGGAGGACACAGCCTTAAAGTGTCACTATGTGAATGTAAGAATTTTGTTTGAAATTTTAAATGTGAAATAATATGGCAGAAGCAAAGAAAATCACAGCCGTGAATATCAAAAAACTTTTATATGGAGAAACGAGCGAGATTTCCGCGGATTTGACCGGACAAGCTCTGTACACTCTTTTGCAGGGTGACACATTGAAAGAAGTTAAAAATATTCATGACGACACATGGACGCTCGAAGAAGCGGAAGCGAGCCGAACGAACTATAAGAACCAGCTTACCGGCCAGACCTATCGCAGCGACAAGGAGATGGGTGACGTAACCGTCAACTTTACGATTGGTGAGTACGACTATCCTACCAAAAAAGACCTCATGGGAGGTGATGTCATCAACACCGACAAGGGTTGGAAGCGTGCGAGAGGTAAGGTGAACATCGAAAAGCTGATTGTTGCCCTGACCGAAGACGACCAGTATTGCGTGATTCCCCGTGCTGACATCGGTGCCCGCGAGGCTACTACTGACAAGGCTATTGGACTTCCGGTGAGTGCGGTTGAGTTGGAGCCGAAAAACTCCGCTATCGCTCCGGAATACTGGTTTGACTCAGAAGAGGTCAAAGCAGGTGTTTAATGCCTATCCAATAGGTAAAAATTGAATTCCATAACAGGGGTGGGCTTTATGGCTTCACCCCTTAATTTTTTTATCAGAATGAATCAAGGAGCGAAAATAGTATCAGAATCCATTATCGGAAGTGATTTCAGAACGGTGTTTGTCGCTGGGAAAGCCTACACAGTATACCCCCCTACTGTCCACAAACTAGCCGGGGCAATCTCTCATCTGTCAGGCGTACAAGAAGCAGACAATTTGAGAGAAGTCCTGCTTTCCTTGGGAGAAAGCGAGGCTTACAGCAAGGCTCTCTCCTGGCTGATAGCTGGTGACGAAAGTTTGAGCGAAGAACTGGCAAAAGGAACATACGAAGAGAATGTGAACGCATTGGATGAAGCACTCTCTATGATTGACTCAAAGGTTTTTCTCAAAGCTGTCAGCTTGGCGAGGAACGTAAGCCTGCTGGCAGCGAAACCGAGGTTGTAGGGAATGATACTCTATTGGGACAGATAGCGTCGTTCATGGAAAATCTGCATCTGTCATACCGGGAAGTGGTCTACGAGATACCGTACAGAAACTTAGTATTAATGCAGCGTGACAAGCTCCATACCGTTACTGGGACAAAGGTTACAAAGGTGAAGGGTAAGGACATGGCTTCGCGCAGAAGAAGAAACAAGAAATAGATATGGCTACACTATACTTTAAAGTCAGTTCAGATTATGATGAGGTTATCCGTCTGAGGAAGGAATGTGAGAAGCTGGAAGCCCAACTCAAAAAGATGGACGTGAACAAATCCCCCGCAGCCGCCAAGGCATTGGAGACTCAACTGGCATCTGCTCGCCAACAAATGATGGGGCTGGTGACCGAGGCGGCCAAGGCTGGTGCTGTGATGGAGAATGACCTTAAGAAAAAACTTAATTCCGCGTCAAAGGCCTCCGATGAGCTGACAGAGGAAATCATCAAACAAAGGAAAATCATCCGTGATACGCAGGATGATGTCAGACGGCTGTCTGATGAATATTCAAAGATGGGTAAGTATTCTCCTAATTCAAAAGCTAAATTAGCTGAACTGAACCGAGCTAAAGCAGCCTTGAACGAGCAGAGATATTCCCTTGGCGAGTTACAGGACCAGCAGGCCAGAAACAAGCTCGAAGTGAGGAAACTTACAAGAGAGTACAAGGAGTTTGCCAGTGGGACGAACAACGCTGATGAGATAGTAAAATCACTGACGGATTCTTTAAAGCGTACAGCCGCTGAAATCGGTGGACTTGTGGCGATAAAAAGATTCGGCTCCGATGTGATTGAAGCAACCGGAAAGATGCAGCAGTTACAGGTAGCTCTTTCAACCATCCTTCAGGACAAATCAAAAGCGGACCAGCTCATCGGCGATATTGTCCAGTTCGCGGCCAAAACACCGTTCAATCTTGACGATGTGGCGACCGGAGCAAAACAGCTTCTGGCATACGGTTCCTCTGCTGATAATGTAGTTAATGAACTTTCCATGCTGGGAGATGTGGCTTCCGGATTGCAGATTCCTATCGGACAGCTTATTTATCTGTATGGAACATTGAGAACGCAAGGAAGGGCCATGACTGTAGATATCCGTCAGTTCGCCGGAAGAGGTATTCCAATCTACGAAGAACTGGCCAAGGTATTAGGAGTTTCCAAAGACCAGGTAGGTGAACTTGTGAAGGAAGGTAAGGTCGGATTTAAGGAGGTCGAACAGGCCTTCAAAAACATGACATCCGAGGGAGGAAAGTTTGCCAACCTTATGGAAAGTTCCGCCGGGACGTGGCCCCAGCGACTGTCGAATATCGAAGATACCCTCTTCCAGAAAATGAATGAGTTCGGAAACAAGTATAAGGAAGTTTTTGAGTTTGGTATCGGTACAGCGGAGGATTTGGTGGAAAGTCTTGATGATGTAATTGCTGTCATGGGCGGACTGATAGCGGCTTATGGAACCTACAAGGCTGCACTAATAGCAGCGGCAGTAGCGCAGAAGGCGGTCGGATTCGTTGACAGCATCCGTCTGATAGGAATGTATAGAAAAGAATTGGGACTGGCCACCGCTGCACAACAGGCTTTCAATCTGGCTTCGAAATCCAATGTATATGTCGCTCTGTTGGCAGCGCTGGTAGGAATAGGTACGGCGGTCTACATGTTCACTAAGAGAACCAATGAAGCCACTGCAGCACAGGAGACGCTTAATTTGGTGAACAAAAAGGCTGATGAGGAATTTTCCAAGCAGGCAGCAACGGTTGACAGATTATCCGGCGTATTGAAAAGTGAAACTTCATCCCTTGACCAAAAGAAGAAAGCCTTGTCTGATTTGCAGGCCATCATTCCTTCTTACAATGCTAGTCTTGACGAAGAGGGCCGACTGATAAATAACAACACAGAGACCATTAAATCCTATCTGACGCAACTTGAAAAGCAGATACGGATGAAGGCCGCTCAGGAAGAACTGGAGGAGCTGTATCGCAAAAAACGGACTCAAGAAAAGCAACAGAAAATTTCCACAGATAATTACAATGAGGCAAAATCCTTATACAATTCATCCGTAACAATGACTGGAAGCGCATTACAGAACAGAGGAATCAACACAGGTGTGACCGTATTCAACCAAAATAGTGTAGTAAACAATCAGCTCAAAGACAGAGCGAATAAGGCCAAGAAAGAATTGGATTCCGTAAAAAAGGAATTGGGAGAAACGGTTTCTGCCATCACAGAGTTGGAAAAAGAGATTGAGAAATCTTCTCTATCCGACAAAAAAGAGGCTCCACAGTCTACAATATCTAAAGAAGTAGAGAATACCACCCAACGTATCAAAACACTCAAACAAGAAATTACCGACCTCCGTAGCGGGAAATTGCAGGCAGAGGCTGGTAAAACTGTAGAATCTGCTATCAAGGCAAAGGAGAAAGAGTTGCAGAGTGCAGAAAAGACCTTGGAAACACTTACCGGTGCCAGGAACAAGGATGTGTCAAGAGAAAACGCGGCAACATCAGCCGGAGGGAAACTCTCAGACTTGGAACGTAAACAAGCATTAGAACGTGTAAAAGAAGCTGTAGACTTAGAGAATCAGGTTGAACAGGCACGCATTAATGCTATGGCCGATGGAAGTGAGAAGATACTTGCACAGCGTGAGTTGGACAACAAGAAGGAATTACAAGCCATTGACAGGTCTAAAGAAGAGTATATCCAGAAAGAGATTCAAAGACAAAAGGAAATATTCGAAGCCACAGAAGAATTAAAGGCAAAACAAAACCCAAAGTATAAAAAGAAAAGTTTTGATTCATCTACAGTTTCTGTTGACACCAGTACTTTTGATATGCTGAAAGAAAATACTGGAAAACGACAAGTACAAGAGGAATTAAAAGCACAACGTGAAGCACTAAACTCTTATTTACAAGAGTACGGGACATTCCAGCAACGGAAATTTGCAATCGCTCAGGAGTACGCAAACAAGATAGCTAAGGCTCAAACGGATGCAGAAAAACTTAAATTATCAAGAGATAGAGATAGTAAATTAGCCTCTATAGAGTCAGAAGCTTTAAAGACGGATATTGACTGGCAGACGGTATTTGGCGAGTTTGGAGGTATGTTCTCTGAAATGATAAAACCCGCTCTTGAAGATGCCAGAAAATACATGCAAACTGATGAATTTAAGAATTCCGATGCCGCAAGCAAGCAAGCGATTGTTGATGCGATTAATCAGATGGAGAAGTCTCTTGGAAGTTCTGGTGGCCTAAATTTTAGAAAGTTAGGAGAAGATGTAAAGGTTTATCAAGATTCTATTGTAAACTTGAATAATGCTAAAGCGGAAGAGATAGAAGCTATTGGAAAACTGAAGAAAGCTCAAGAAGAATACGAAAATGCGTTGAAAAATGGCACTGAATTTGAAATACGCTCTGCAAAAAATGCACTAGATGTAGCCCAAACAAACGCCAATGCTGCTTCTGAGAATGTACAGACCCAAACGGATTTAGTAAATGAATCCCAGAAACAAGTGTCTGACACGTCAGGGAAGTTAAAAGCAAGTATGGATAATGTGACACAAGGGCTGCAGAAACTCTCTTCCGGTGGATTATCTTCGGCTTATGAGGGACTGATTAAAGCTGGAAAAGGAATTGGTGGTGCTGCTGGTAAACTGGCAAATTCCCTTGAGAATGTACCAGTAATAGGATGGATTCTTTCCATAATTGACATATTTAAAGATGGAATAAGTGTGGTTATTAGTGGACTTCTTGATTCTATATTCAGTGCTGTATCTGGGATTATCGAAGATGTATTATCTGGTGATCTGACGGTATCAATAGGAGAATCGTTAATAAAAGGAATAGGAAGTATATTTGATGCAATCTCCTTAGGTGGATTCAGTAAACTATTCGGTGTTGGAGGCAACGAAAAAGAGGTGCAGGATACCATTAACAGGCTCACGGACAGAAACGAGAAACTGCAGTCTGCCATCGAATCACTTACAGAGGAAATGAAGTCCAGCAAGGGAAGCGAAAAGTCTGTTGCAGAGTATAATAAAGCCATCAAGTATCAGGAGGAATATAACAAGAATGTACTTGCAAAGGCACAGGCTAATGCAGGTTATCACAGCAGCCACCATAGCTGGGCCTACTACATGGGGTGGTCAGAAAGTGACATACAATGGATTCGAGAGAATGTCATGGCAGAGTTCACAGGTACAGATTCCTTATGGCAGATGTCTCCGGAGCAGATGGACTTATTGCGGCAGAATGTAGACCTATGGCAGAAAATGGCCGATTCAGGGAAAGGTGGATATGGAAACAGTGTTGTTGATGCACTCGGAGAATATGCAGATTTGGCCGGGAATCTCGAAGAATTGAAAGAAGGGCTTTTCGAACAGCTTACCGGAATGAGCTTTGATTCCATGTACGACAGTTTCATCGATACTCTCATGGATATGGATGCGTCGGCGGAAGATTTTGCGGATAATATATCCGAATATTTTATGCGTGCCATGCTTTCAGACAAGATTGGGAATATGTACAGTCAGAAACTTGAAGATTGGTGGAACAGATTCGGTGAAAGCATGAAGGATGGGAACCTGAGTGAGAGTGAGCGTAATTCACTTCAAAATGAATATATGGGTTACGTGAATGAGGCGTTAAAGCTACGTGACGAACTTGCCGCAGCCACCGGATATGACAAAACAGGAAGCAGTTCCCAGCAGTCGGCCTCCAGCCGCGGATTCGGTACGGAAATGACGCACGAGGATGCCGGGGAACTGAGCGGGCGGTTTACTGCCGTGTATGAGTCAAATCTTCGCATTGAGACAGCAGAGCAGCAGCAGACCGTGGCCATTACAGAACTGCGAGGTTCCATTAGTGCCTTGACAGCACAAGCTACCGGAATGTACAACATTGCCGACGAGACACGTACCATTCTGGCCAATTCCTATCTGGAGTTGCAGCAAATCAGAGAGAACACGGGAGAAATTGTCAAACCAATCAAACAAATGCAGGCTGACATCGCCGAAGTGAAACGTAATACAGCAAGACTATGA